CCAGAACGTAATATGATTTTAGACTTTATACCTAACGTATTATCTACACCACCTTTTGTTTTTATGAAGAGAACATCTTTTGACCAACTAAAAGGACAATATGACCATGTAATAGGATTAATGGCTATGATGGCAAAAATAAATATTATGTCAGCTATAGCTATGGAAGACAGTGTATTTACAGAAACAAACATATCAGGTGAAATAGAATCAGGACAATATCGTAAAGGTAGATTTGCTGTTAACTATCTATCACCAGGTACACAAGTTTCTAAACCAATGAACAACATACCTTATCAGTTGTTCCAACAAGTAGATAGATTAGAGCGTCAACTTAGAATGGTAGGTGGTTATCCTGTAACTGACGACTCACAAAGCCCTAACTCTTTTGTAACTGGTGCAGGTTTATCTGAACTTAACAGCACTATGTCACTTATGATTTCTGAATATAGAGATATTATCAAAACAGCTATGGTACAAATGGATGCCAAGAGATTAGAAATGGACGTAGTCTTATCTTACTCACAAGGTATATCTAAAAAACCTATGGCTGGTTTCTTAAATGGTTCTGCATTTTCTGAAAACTATAAACCACTTGATGATATAGGTGGCGACTTTAAAACAAGACGTATCTATGGTGTTATGGCAGGATTTGATGAGCCACAGAAAATTGTTACTGGATTGCAATTGTTGCAAGCTGGTGTTATAGACGTAGAAACATTACAAGATAATATTGATGGTTTAGAAAACATTGCGAAAGTACAAGAGCGTATACGTAAAAACAAAGCTGAACAAGTATTGTTTGACAGTATATTAGCTAGGTCTGCTCAAGGTGATGCTGCAGCTACAATGGCTGCTATAGCTATTTATGAGTATCCATCTGCTATTACAGATATTATGAAGCAGTTCTATACTCCACAAGAGCCACAGATGTCACCTGAAGAAGAAGCTATGATACAACAACAGTTACTTATGCAGCAAGCAGGAGGACAAGGTGGAATACCAACAATGGCACAAGCATTTGGAATATAGAAGAATGCAAGAATATTTTGACGTAGAGTTTTGGGACGCTATATACAACGAATATGGTGTGACTGACGAACTAGATATACTATCTGAAAACGTAACACAGATATTACAACCAGCACCAGGAATAATAATTCTTATTACACAGGAGTTTTATGGCAAAGAATCGTAGAGGTGGATATAGACAACCAGCTAAGCCTGCTGCTGTAGCTACACCACAAGGTGGTCAAAGGACAGACGGAGGCCCAGGAAGTAGTAAACAACCCCTTAGAAGGCTTCCTGACGCTGATTATGGGCAAAATAAAGCCTTTGTGCAACAACAACAGGCTGCACCGTTACCTAAACAAAATCCAATGAAGGTATCCCCTAACGTGTTTACACCTACTCAAAGACCTAATGAACCTATTACACAAGGTGTTCCAATAGGGGAGGGTAGTGGTCCAGTTAAGATACAAGACAATACTGATGCAGTATTAGAAGCAATATATCAAATTAACCCATCACCAGTCATATTGGAGATAATTAACAATAGGCAGGTTTAATGGGTTTCTTCTTATATGATAGAAATGAATATTACAATGTGCTACGTGGTATTAATCATGATGATAAGCAGGTAGCAGACTACAAATCTTTATTCAAAGAATCTAATCAAGTACAAACTGATATAGAAAGATATGCAGAAACACTTCCAGAACTACCTGGTGATGTTGCTGCTTCTTTAGCTTTAGCTGGTGTACCCCCATCATATGCTGCAAATAAAGAAATAGCACAAGAAGTTACTAATAATCGTATTTATAACGAAGCAAAGATATGGCAAGAATTACAACAAAAGTATCAATACGAACATACAGAAGACAATATGAAGATGAGTATTGGTGATTTACTTACAGGTGGTCTTATGCCAGGTGGAGCTAAACCAGGAGATGTTCAATATGGTGTTTGGGCATTTGCTGCTTTAGATGCATTATTCCAAACAATAGGTCCATCAGGTAAATGGTCTGTTATTTCATCAGCTGTTAATGCATTAGCACCTGGACAACCTATGAAAGTAGGTAGGTCACAAGCTTATTTAAGAGATATACGTGCATACGATAAATTATTAAAAGAAGGTGTATCACCAAGTAAAGCACAAAGTATGTTGCAAATAGACCTAAGTCAATCATCTGTTAAAGGATTAGGTGAAGAATTAAGTGGACCAGAAAATATTCGCAAATATTTGGATATGTTAGGTGAAGCACATGATATGGGTGGAGAACCAGTATTAGCTAACATGTGGCGTAATGTTGTACAAGGTAAGCCACTTAACTTTGATAGAGCTACAAAAATTACATTAGAAAGTGTAAAAGCAGAAAATACACCTTATTACATAGATTTAACACAAAAGTATGGTATGTCACCAGAACAAGCTAGTGATTTTATTTACAAGCATATTGGTGAACCAATAAAGAATTTTGATGAAAATGGTGAAATACATTACACATCTGCATATAACCCTAACAAAATAAATTTTTATGCTGGTAGAGCAAGACAAAGATTTTTCTGGGCAGGACAAACAGAACAAGATTATTACAGACCTGACTGGGCAAATAAAGATATTTTATTGCAATACTCACCAGGTAAAGTTACAGCTGCAGAATTTTATGAACCAGGTACAAAAGCATTTGAAATACTATCTGGTACTACAGATGCTATATATCAATTTGCACCAGAGTTATTTGCTGCTAAAGGTGTTAGAGGTGTAAAGAACCTTAACAAATCTCTTAGAGGTGTTAACAAAGCTTTTGACCTTATGGAAACAGGTAGAGTTAAAAAAACAGGTAAAACTGTAAAAATTAGCCCTAGAGCTATGGCAGATGATATTTTAGAAACAGTAGGAGATGAAATAGATGGTCTTACTGGTACTGGTAATATTGCTAAGTTTCAAGACGATACAGGTAGATTTATTAAGAATAAAGAATATACCAAAGATAGACGTGCTGTAAGAAAAGGTTTACGTAAGATTAAAAAAGAAAGCACAATGTTTGGTAGAGTACCAAGGTTCTTCCAAGCTACAACTGATGATATATTAAACCAACCTACTAATGTAGAGTTTTTTAAAACACTTGCTGCAACTGGTGAAGACGATTTAATGTATTTAGCTACTAATCCAATTACTAAACACTTGCCTTATCAAATTAGAGATGAAATTGCTGCAACAGATGATTGGACACAGATACAAAGTATGTTTGGAGATATGATTGGTAAGTCAGGATATGTAATAAAAGATGCAGCAGGACAAGCAGTACCTTATACATTACCTGGCAAAATGTTACCTAAGACAGGTTCACTTACTTTAAACAGAGCTTTACAAAAAACTGGCATAAATCCTAATGCTGCATATAGGACATTTGGAAGTTGGGTAGGAGAAAAATCACGTAAAGTACGTGAAGTAATATATAGAAAACAACCTACAAGATTAATTAGAGTAGAAAACTCTGTCGATGAGGTTGTAGATAAGATGGATAGTGTTGCTGAATATAGAAAAGTAGCAATGGACCAAGGTATGGAATTACCTGAGTTTGAAAGATACTTAGGTTTTAGTTCTAACTTTAACTCTAGTTACAATCCATACTTTAGAAAAATGTTAGGTGTTGTACCAGAAATGGGTATACCTCTTAGCAATATTGAAGTAGGTTATAGACAACTTGCATCTCATCTACAAATTAATGGATATGACCCTACAGAAGCATCAAGAATACTTAAAGAGTTTTCTTCTATTGATGCTATGGATAAAGCTGCGCTAAGAAGTTTTGCTAATACACAAGCTATGAGAGATGTACAAATGGTTAAAGCTAAAGGCGGTAACTTTGAGTATGTTGCTGAAGCAGCTAAATCTATGTTTGAAGGTCAAAATAAAATGAAGATTTATGCTACAGGTAAAAACAAAAAGATTTTACCTAACATTGGTTCTGGTTTTAAAGGTTATGAAATTAATGATGATGGTGCTGCAGTATTTAACAACAGACGTGAAGTACAAAGTATGACTGCATCTTTGTTTGATGAAATGCAAGACAATATAGCACCACTTTTAGATTACAGATTGTTAGATAAAGCTATGGGCAGAATGTTTAAACCATACGAAAAGATTGGTGATGGTGTTTATAAGCGTGCAAGTTTTAGATACGATACACAACAATGGTTAAAATATCATGCACCTTGGTCTAAAAACCCTGACAATTTACCTAATCCATTTGAACCTGGTGTTATATCTGTTAAAAGATTAGAGAATAACTTTGGTACTAACCTAGCTAATTTCTACACAAGAAATGTATTTAAACCATTAGTTCTTATGAGATTTGCTTTCTTTACTCGTGTGTTCTTAGAAGAACAAGCACGTATAGCTGTAAAAGGATTAGCAGGATTTTACAACAAACCACATGAATATTTACAGTGGGTATTTGCACATAACCCTAATAGCAAAGCAGGTGCTATGTTAGAAAAAATATCATTAGGTAAATATAGTAAAGCAAAACAAAACAATGATGCTGTAGAGTTTTTAATGCAAGAAGAAGTAATTGAAGCTATGCAAAAAACATTTAGACCTACTGATATAGCTGATGGTGGTAGTCGTAGAAGAAATAAGTATTTAGAATATCTTGCTAAAGAAAAAACAGAACTAAATATCGATGAGATTGCTGAGTCAATATATGCAGAACTTAGACATTTAAGAAATGACCCAATAGCACAACAAGTTGCAAAGTTTGGTTATGGTACACCAGAACTAAATGAGTGGATACTAAGTGCAGCAGGTAGACAAGCAAGAGTAGACCTTGTCAAGTATGGTGGTAACAAATGGTCTGAAATACTACGAGATGGTTCTGAAACATTAGACCAGCATTTACAATTCCTAGAATCAAGAATACGTATATCTGCTGGTGGTCAAATTACAGAAGGTAAAGATATATTTAAACAAGCTGATGGTACATACAAATACAAACTTAGATTAAATACAAACACAGGTAATCAAAATATTAGAAAAATGATTGGTGAAGGTAAACTTGCTAAGTTTGGTACTGATGGCTCTAATGAAAAAGATATTATAGAGTTTTTTAGTACTGAAGCTAACTTAACTAAAAGATTTAAAAAAGCAAAAGTTATAGACCAATTAAAACTTTATTACAACAAAACTGATGGTTTAGACCCAGGCATGATGACTGTAACTAGAAATCTTGCTGATGAAGCAACAGATAAAAACTTTTTAGGACAATTTGAAGATGCTATGGATGTGTTTTATCAAACTGTTTTTGACCATCTTATGACAAAACCTATTGGTATATTGAATAGGTCTACAACATTTAAACAATTTAGATGGATGTTTATTGGTGAAAGGTTTGAAGACTTTAGTAGACCATTAAGACAAAAATTTATTAATGAAGCAATTGACGCATCAGTACCTAAAAAAGTTATTGATGAGTTAAAAGCTGCAGATAAATTATATGCACCTGGCAAGATTGATGATTATCAAGCAATGAATACAGAATCTAAAGCATATGGTTTAGCAGGTGTAAAAGAATTGTTATATGATACAAAACAAAGACATACAATATCTGACAAACTTGTTAATGTATTTCCATTTGCTGAAGTATGGTTTGAAGTATTCCAAACTTGGGGTAAGTTACTTGCAGAAAATCCATATGTGTTACGTAAAGGTCACGTAGGATTTAGAGGTGGTAGTGCTGCTGATGCATTAGGTGGTAGTTCTAATGATGGATTATTTGTACCTAATCCACAAGACCCACAAGAAGATATGTTTGTTTATCCTTGGGGTGGTTTTATGTCCAATCTTATATTTGATGATGAGTTTTCAGATGGTGAACAAGGTGTACAAATATCTCCTAGAGGTTATGTGCAAGGAGTAAACTTACTAGGTCAAGGTTTTGTACCAGGTCCTAACCCATTTGTAGCATTTGCAATAGATAGAGTATTACCTCCTATAGAAAATGCTAGTACAAAGATGGGTGCTAAGTATGGTTGGGCTAATAGTTTAGAGAAATTTTTATTCGGTGAGTTTCCACCTCCAAAGAAAATGTCAGATATATTTGCTATATCACCTGTTTATAAAAAATTAAGTGCATGGTTATTTACTGGTGATGATGACTTTGATGTTATAAACGACAGTAGTACTGAAGCAGAACGTATGAGGGCTAAAGCTACTATTGATTTATTTAGGTGGGGTGTATCTGCTGGTGAGCCACTTAGATTATATGAAGCAGGTAAGTTAGATAAATACATTGATAAATTGTACCCAGGTACAGCTAAAGGTGAACTTGTACAAGGCCAGATAGAAGATGCATACATGGAATATGCAAAACATAAATCAGGTACATTGTTTGGTTTTCAATTTTTATATCAATTCTTTGGACCTACAGGTTTTCAACCTGAATACTTTATTGATGATGAACAAGGTAATTTATGGGGACAAGCTGTTTTATATGAAGAGTATATAAGAATACGAGAAAAAAATAATCAAAATGACATAGCTACATATAATGAATTTTTTGAGTTGTATGGTATAGAACACCCTTACATGCTTAGCCCTAGGTCACAATCAGAAGTAGGTAGACAAGCTTATAGTGTTAGAGTACAACAATGGCAAAAAGAAAATGCTGCTATATTTGATTCACTTGATGTAAGTGGTTACTACCTAAACATTGATAATCCATTTGAAGAGAAAAGTTACGATGATATTATCTACGAAAAAAGTTTATTAAGTCCTGACCAATATCGTAGAAGTGTTAATGACACTATAGGTTTCTTTAGATATAAAACATTTACTAAAAACCTTGACAAACTAAACATACCATCTCTACAAAAAACTTTGCTAAAAAGAGTATATAGAGAAGAATTAAAAATACAGTTACCTGGTTTTCAAGCAGACGAATATGGTTTGTTATCACCGCCTGCTACAAAAGATATATTTAATGAAATGAAAACTCAATGGAGAAATAATCCTGCAATTATGGAGTTTGATGCAGCTAAAGGTTTTGCTGAAGTTATGGTACATTGGGAAGAAGCTAGTAGATTATCAGAACAATACTCTCCTACTAAGAATCCAGACTGGTGGTTAACATCTGATGATGTAAAAGCTAAAGGACTTAGAATATGGATGTATAATAAAGCAAACTTGTCAATAGAGAAATACCCAGATTTTTGGCCTGTGTGGACAGGTGTTATGTTAAAGTTATATAGGGATGACCAAGAATACTTGGATTATTTACCAGAGGGATAATAAATGTTTGAAAAATTAGGTGAATTATTTGCAGCTTTTGCTCTAGCTAGACAATTACGTATAGAACAAGAAACACAATCTGCAGCTGCTTGGGATAAAATTACTGCACAAAATAGAAAAGATTTTGTATCTTGGTTAAATGCTAACTGGGAACCTGCTACTCCACAAGAAAGACAAGAAAAAGCAGAAGCTTTAGAACATATAAACAAAAATAAAAACTGGATTAGTGGAGCTGTAAACGATTTTAAATCTGGTTATGCATCTGTTATTACTGAAGATATACCAAAAGAAAGTACAAAGAAAGTTGCTGCTCCTAGTGGTGCTAATTTAGGGTCACCTGTAGAAATACAAGAACCTAGAAATATAGACCAAGAAGTAGCAGAAACATCAAGAAGACGTAGAGCTGGTGAAACACCATCTGTTATGGAACAACAAGAACAAGAACTTTCTAGTTTAGATACTGAGTTGTACGAAAAATATAGAAAATTAGGATTACTTGGTAATGAAGCTGCTACTTTATCGTACATAAATACAGTTGGTGCAGGCAATATAGACCCTGAAGAATTAGAGTTTTTATATGCAGCTGCTAGTGATTCTCCTTTAAGACCAGTACAAGTTGGAGATAAAACAGTACTTAAACCTTTTGCTGGACATTTTGTTGCAGTTCCTATGGCTGACATTATAGATAACTTTGCTAGCTCACAAGAAATATTAAATTATCAAACATTTTTGATGGAAAATAACATTGTTCCACAAAATTACTTTGCATCAAGCATGGGTGAATATAGTGAAGAGTTAAGAACATCTGTGAAAGTTGTTATGAATTGGATAGATAAAAATTTATATGCAGAAGAAGGTACTGATTTATTTAATGAAATATCTCAAAGTATGCAGAATAGTCCTATTTATTTCCAAAAAACACAAGAATTAAATGGAGCTTTTAGTTACCACAGACAATTGTTTAACTATGGATTACAACAAATGGCTAAGAATGCAGAACAATTTGAAGCTGCACAAGAAGCTGAAGCTGCTAGAGAAATGGCTATGGAGTATATACCTCCATCAGATTTTGTATTAGATGAAATGGTTGAAGGTGTATTTGAAGCTAGATTAGGTAGAAAACCTACACAAGAAGAATTAGATACATGGTCAACAAGATTTGCTAATAGTTACTCTACTGCATTTGCACAGAATAGAGCTAAAGCAGAACAACTACAAAGCTTTAATTTTCTTACTGCACAACCTGAACTTGCTGGTTTATCATTAGAAGAAGCTAATAAGATGAAAGAACAATATCCTGGTAAAGGTACAGTAGATTTATCAATGTTTACTACTGTATCTCCAGAAGAAATACAAATACAACAGTTTGAACAAGAATATGAAAATGTAATAGAAGCAAGACGTACTGGTGCAGAAGTACGTAAGATGCAACAAGATATGTTAAGTTACATGTTTGGAGGATAATGGCAAACCCTAAAGGAAGACCTAAAGTTAAAAATAAATATGCTTGGATAGTTACTCCAGATGGTGTACAAGCTGTACCAGTTAGAATGCATCAAGGTGTTTATAAAACATTTAATTATGATAAAGAAAAACAAAGAACTACTTTTGGTAAAGAAATAAAATCACCAATTTTTGATAGTTTAGAAGAAGCTAATAAAAATGCACCTAAATTTATCGGATACCAAGAAGATATGCGTGGTTTACAAGGTAAAGGTGATGAAATGTTTTATGATGCAAAATATGGTTATGAAATTAATGCTGATAATGAATTAGCAGTAGTTGAATATAGATACAATCCAGCATCTGGTAAACGAGCAGACGGTTATAGACGTTATATATATTATGATGATGGTTTTCAAACACCAGGAAGATTAGCACCAGGTGAATTATTTGATACTCCAGATGCAGCAATTGATGATTATAAAACAAATTATGCTGGTGGTAAAAAAATTGATTTTAATGCTTTTGATGAAGCACAAGCAGATATGGCAGCTAGAGAGCCTAGCCAAGCTGAGTTAGATAGATATACTAAAAGTCTTACACAAGCTGATGATGCACAAATAGAAGCATATAAAGATATGACGGCTGGGTACACAAATGAAAATATTGCAGAAAATATAGATAAACAAACAGGTACACCAGGTATAGGAACTAAAGCATTAGATGTAGTAGGAAAAGTATTTGGACCTGTTGATGAAATAGTTATGAAGTCATTGTCACAAGGTTTGCCTAAATTATTTGCAGGAACTGCATTAGCTGGTGTTATGGGTGGTGCAGGAGCTATGTTAGCAAAAGGACTTGCTGCTTGGTCAGTAGGTAACTTAGCTTTAGGTGTTGTTAAAGGTGCAGGTACATTTGCTGCACAATATGGTGGTGATACTTCTAAAGCAATAGATGCTATGTTAGATGGAGAAATACCAGAAAAAACATTTAAAGAATCTGTACAAGAATCTTTTGGAGAAGGTATGGAACAATTTACTAATCAAATGCAATATGACCCTTTTTACATGGCAATAGATAAAACTATTGAAAAAGCAACTGGTGGTGTAGTAGAAGGTCAAGACCCTATATCTGTTGTTAAAGGTATACAATATTTGTTAGGAGGTAAATAATGTTTCCAATGCAACCAGTAAGTGAACCACAAATAGAAGGTGACTTAATGCCAGGAGCGCCAGATGTATTTGGTGGTTCTTTAAAATCAGATTGGCAAGGCACTCAAATTATTTATGTTGCTGGTGAAGGATATAAAATAATAATTGACTTAGGTAGCTATTCATATGCATTAGACGTACCTGACAATATTACATTAAAAGACATCAGTAATTATTACGATAATAGACCTGACCCTAAAATAACAGATAGAGAAGAAATAGCTGCACGTGCAGAACTAAGTATACCTGAATATAGTGTTGATGATTTTAACAGTGGTTTTCTTAATGGCGATACTTTAGTTAGTGTACCTGCAGGAATATTTGATTTAGAAGGTGATGCTTTTGAAATTGCTAATAATTTCTTAGATGCTGCTGAAAGAAACAGAGCTACCGTTACATCTACATTACTTAATGATGATGAGTATATGAATAATCTTGCGTCATACTACATAGCATCTGATGGTAATATGCAAGTTGCTATAAATAACTTTGCTAAAACAAATTTATATGGACAAATACTTGACAGATTAAATGTAACTCAAGCACAACTAGACCAAGAAAGATTAGAGTTTACTGACCCTGAACAGTTTGCAAAGAATTTAACAACATATACAGATTTGTATAACAGAACAGCATTAAAAGTTTATGGTAGCGAATTACCAAGTGATGTTGTAAATTATCTTGCTGACCAAACAAGACGTGGATATTTTACACAAAATGAAGCATTGCTACAAATGAGTGGAATATTTGACCCATATGCAAACGTAACTCTTGATAGTGGTTTATTAAATGTACTAGAAGGTAAAACAGTTGCTACTACTACACAAGGTGAAAGCGAAGTACAAGCATTACTAGATAAGTATTTACCTGCTGAGTTACATAATTATAATGTTGCAGAAATAGCAGGAAAAATTCGTAATAATGCTTTATATAAAGATAAATTTATTAATGAATTGAAAGATAAAAGATATTCTGCATATGGAATGTACGATAGAAATTTAGACTGGGCAAGCATTGTAGCTTCTAAAAAAGCTAATGCTGCAAATGTTATGGGTGTACAACTTAAAGATGATGACACTTTATTAAGACAAATGATTCAACTTAATGACTATGGTAAAGAACAAGAGTTAATGCGTACTATGGGATTAGAAAGAGGATATACAAAAGTAAAAAATGACCTTACTAAAGCTATGATGGCTACATTTGGTTCAGGTGTAGTATCAAGTAGGAGTTACGTTGGTTAGAGTATATCGAAAAGATTTAGTTGGTTTTTACGAAGTATCTGAAGAACGTGCTAGAGAACTTGAAAAAGTAGGCTATACAAGAAATAAAGCTGAAGCAGATGCTGGTAGAAATGACCCTGGTGGAACAATTTATATGGGTTATAAAGATACTCCAACAGAAACAACAACTACTACCACAACTACTACAACTGAAAAAAAAAATACAACAGAAAGTTCTAACGTGGGTTTAACACAAATACGATTAAAAACTGGTTCATACGCTGATGTAGATAGCGCTTTAGTAGATGCGTACATTAGAGGTGATTATGGTGATGTATACAAAGATGCTGTTAGAACAAGTGATTTACCAGAGTTTCAAGATACTGGTAAAACAGTAACTAGATATAACGAAGATAAAACTGTTACATATTCTGACAATACTACAGAAGAAGCCTATAAAGCAGTTAATTATTATCAACCTTCTGGTTCTGCAACAGCTAGCACTACTACAACTGATAGTGGTGATACATCTGTTTCTATGGATTATGACTATGGTACTGGTCTTGCATTAGCTAGAGGTATGTACGGCTTTATGCCTGAATCAATTATTGAAGAGTTTGCAAAAGCTTGGAGTAAAAGTGGTGATGCAAATATTGCTATAGCTATGACAAGACAAACTAAAGAATGGAGAGATGAATTTAAATATCTTGAAAGAGATGATGGTTCTTTAATTATGTCAGAATTAAATGCTGTAGCAACAATAGCTACTTATAAACAAACATTAGGTGAAGTAGGTATTACAGATTTTACTGATTTTGAAAATCAATTTAAAGAATTAATTGCTGGTGAAGTATCTGGAGAAGAGTTTCAAACAAGAATAGATGCTGTATATGCTGGAGTTAAAGACCAAATACCACAAGTAGAATCAATATTTAGAGAACAATATGGTTTAGGAATGGATGAAGGTACTATATTTGCTGCTTTAATTAACCCAGATGTACAAGATAAAGTATTAATGGGTGATATAAGTACAGCACAAATTGCTGGTGAAGCTAAAGCTGCAGGGTTTACTGATACATTTGGTAGTTTTGAGGCTTTAAGAAAAGCTGGATTAACACAAACACAAGCAAGAAGTTTATATCAAGGTGCTGGAAATATACTTGCATCTGCAGATAGATTAGGTATGTCATTAGATTTAGATACACTAGAAAGTGCTGCTGTTGGTGATGCAGCATCTCAAAGAAGACTCTCAAGACTAGGTGGTGCAATGGAATCAGCTAGTAGTGCAGTAATTGGTGCGCAAAGAAATAGAGCAAGAATTACTGGACTTATTGAAGAATAGTGTATAATATGTTTATGCGTTGCGTGGTCCGCTAAAATAGACCTGCAAATCAGCTTTCAGCGCCTACGTAGAAAGCTCGTATTAAAACCGTAGAGTAATGGACTTATAACTTAAGCTACCAGGGGATAAGTCAAGTGTTAAGGTAGCACCACGGCAAGATGCCTATGGTCTTGTCTGATAGGTTAATACATAGTGGAGGTACAAAATGGAAGAATTTGATGCACCGCAAGAACATGGTGTAAAACAAATGAGAGAAACAATTGATAGAAAAGATGATACTATCAAAAAACTTGAGGCAGAACTAGCTTCTTATAAAGATAAGGAAATAGATAATGTCTTTGGTAAGTTAGGATTATCTACTGACAAGGGTTTCGGTAAAGCGTTGAAACAAGTGTATGATGGGCCAATTGATACAGAGTCTATCGCACAGTTCGCTAAGGATGAGTATGGTTACGAATCTAGTGGACAAGTTCAGGAAGTAACACAACCTGTAGTTGAACCACCAATTCAAGATGATGCACGTTCCAGAGTGGCTGCACTTGATGCAAATTCTAATTCAGAAGTGCCTTTAGATGCCAATGCGGAATTAGTTGCAGCTCTTAAAAATGCTTCAGTGAAGGATTCACTTAGAGCCAAACTAAACCACATGGAAAATAATAAGTAACAGTTTAATACGACACAATACGGAGGTGTACAATGGGTGTAATTTCACTCACAGGTGACGCAATTTACTCCCAGAATATTAATAACTTTTCTGGGGAGCTATTCCGTGTAGGTGGTCAAAGAACTCCTTTCTTATCTGCAACAGGAGGATTAAACGGAGGTAAGGTTATACAATCTACTTTCTGGCAAATCCAAGCTGCTGACTCACACACAGTGTCTTCTGAACCTGACAAAGGTCAAGAAGGTAACACACCAACTGAATATCTCGGAAGAGATAGAGTTGCTTACACAGGTGTGACACAGATATTCCACAAAGGTGTAAAGATGACTTACACAGCTATGGCAACATATCAGCACCAAAATCCTTTTGATTTAAGTGCTAACATAATTAATTCATCAGATGGTGATGGAACAGTAACAGCTGCTGATAAACTTGGCTTAAGTGGTTCTAATCCAATCGTTGATGAATTTGCAGAGCAAATGTCTTTAGCTCTTGAAAAAGTAGCTAGAGAAGTAGAATGGTTCGCATTCAATGGTACATTCGCTGATGGAGCAAACGCTACACCAGGCGCAGGTACAAGAGAAATGCGTGGTCTTTCAGAATACTGTGCATTAAATGCTAACGCAGATAATGACACAGCTCCATCATTCGTTGGTGGTAACGTATACTACAACGATACAGCTGGTGACGGTTCTGGAACAGACCAAGTTTTATCATGGGATGCTATTGCAAACTCTCTTAAGAGATTGTATGATGCACACGCACCAATGGTACAGCCAGTACTTTGCTTAAGTCCAAAACAATTATTGGACCTTAACAAAGAATTACTAGCAGGTAACGTTGGTATTACAGGTGCTATCCTTCCTAGAGATAGAAACCTAGCCGGTATTGATATTGACGTAATTGTCACACCATTTGGACAAATTGGTATGATGGTTATTGACCCTAATATCATTCCTGCTAATACTGCATTCATTGTTGACTTTGCTTTCGTACAACCAGCATTCACAAATATCCCAGGATATGGAACTGTGTTTGTACGTGACATTGACCAAGATGCAAATGCTCAAGTTGCTAAAGCAATCTACATGGAGATGGGATATGACTTCGGTCCTCCTTCCTATCACCTTAAGATTACAGACGTAGCTTAATTTAATTTGAAGATTTGGGGGGAATCCACCTTCCTCCCATTTCTTCTGCTATAGTAAG